AGGCGTGAACAAGCACCGCGCCAGAGAGATTGCCATCGGTTATTGGGAAGCGTACTGCCAGATACCGGGGAACGAAGAGGACAAGCCATGACCGACAACATCACCCTGCCCCGCGCTGTGGTTGAGCAGGTGCGGGAGGCGTTGACTTGCGGGGACGGGGAGAGCCGCCATTGGTGTATGCATTGCGACGACCATGTGCCGAACTCCCTCGGTTCCCTCGACATCCTCGCCGCCCTCGACGCCGCGCTCGCGGAGCCGGACGCCACGCGGGAGCCTGCGACGGATGAGCAGGCTGCGGCTGCATATGACGGGAAAAGAGGCACGCGGCAGTGGGTTGACTTCCGCGACGGATGGCTTCACGCCGAGCGGTTCCACGGGATCAGGAAGGAGGACAAGACATGACACGCGAGGAAATTTCACCTTGTCCGATGTGCGGCTCATCTGCTCGTTTAGATGCTACTGGTACTATTGAGTGCTACGGCAAAGACTGGCAGACACTTTTCATAGAATGCACTAAAGACAAAGACGAGCATTGTGGAATGGAATTATCCCTAGTTGCTGATTTCTGGAACCTGCTTAACGCACAAGACCAGTTGATTAAATGTTGGAATGGAGTGGGTAGAAAATGACACGCAAGGAAGCCATCAAATTGGCGCGGGAGGCGGGGCTGCATCCGTACTACGACGCACAGGGCAAAGCCATCGAACGCTTCGCCGCCCTCGTCGCAGAGGCCGAGCGGGAGCGCATGACCGTCAACTCCATCCACACTTGCCATCCCGAGTGCGACAAGCCGGGGTGCGTGGCGGTGCGAAAGGCGGTCGAGGCCGAGCGGGAGGCGATTTGCCCGATTGTGTACGGGCTGTGCATCAGCGACAACAACGCGCAGGAAATCGTCAACGCTATTCGCGCGAGGGGGAGCAAATGAGACTGCCTAAACCTATTGCAACCGGGGTCAGGTTCCAATCCCGCGCACTCGGCAGCGTTTACACCGCCGCGCAGATGAAGGCGTATGCAGCCAAAGCAGTCGAGGCCGAGCGGGAGGCGTGTGCGCGGGTGTGTTTAAACATGGAAGGCATGGCTGGTGATTATGCAGACAAGTACGCCGCCGCCATCCGTGCTAGGGGGAGCAAATGACAGACTGCCCCCACAAATTTTTCCTGCAAGACTTCGTGGGCAATTCCGAGAGGATTAACGTGGAGGTCGGCAACGACTGGCGCGTGACTTGCGGGAATTGTGGGGAGTCGTTTGCCGGGAGCAGGTCTTTCAAATCGGAACCTATCGCCCTGCGCTGGACGAATAGCAGTGCTTGGTTCGGTAGGTTGGAAGAGATAGCATGATCGAGGGGGAGCAAATGACCGAAGAACCGCTTGACCCGAACACGCTATACGCTGACGGCTTTGAGGACGCATTGATCGGGCTTGGATGGCAGCACACCAAACTGATCGCCGTGTACGACTACAACAAGTGCGTAGAGATACTGATAACACGCGACGAGATGACCGAAGAAGACGCCGTTGAACACATGCACTACAACGTCATCGGCTCTTACGTCGGGGACTACACCCCAGTGTTCGTCATAGGAGAGCAGCCATGACCCGTAACGCCGTCCTAAAACGCACCCTCGGCAACAAGGGCGCCAGGAAGTTCCTGACCAAACCCACTAAGTCCAAGCCCGCGTCCGTGACGCTCGATCTGCCCCTCGAGCTCATCGAACAGCTCGTCGTCCAGGAACTGACCGCGACCTACGGCTCAATGACCACGGACCTCGCGGCACGCAAGGCCGGCAGAGGCTCCGCCATCTTCGACACCGATCGCGACCTGGATATCAAGACCCTCGAGGGCCACCTGTTCTGCCTTGAAACAATCCTAAAATACTACGGCACGACATTGAAATGACAGGGATCTTCCGTACACTGACGCCCTATGAAGGTCGTCTGTGAAAAGGTCGATCCTTCCAACCCGGAAGTCGAAGAGACACTCATCGAGCTGCAACGGGCTTGTCTGCCGCACGATGCTTTGTACTTCCCGGAAGAGGGGGTCTGGTGGATCGCTTACCACCGGCGCACGCCGGTCGCATTCGCGTGTCTGTCTCCTTCCCAACAAATCCCTGACGGGGTCTACCTCGGCCGCTGCGGTGTCACACCGCTCGCCCGGGGCGGAGGCATCCAACGCCGGCTCATCCGCGCGCGGCTGCTCTGGGCCAAGCGTCAGGGGTACAACTGGGCGGTTTCAGACACCACGGATAACGCACCAAGCGCCAACAATCTCATCACCTGTGGCTTTCGGCTCTACGAGCCCGCCATCCCCTACTCCTTTGCACGAGCCCTCTACTGGAAACGACGGCTCTAGTGCCGTTCAAGGACGCCAACGTCCGACGCGAACGGCAACGCGAGTACTCGCGTCGCTGGTATTTGAAGAACACCCAGCACGTCATCGATCAGTCGAGCGCGCGCCGCATCGCTACCAAGAAGGCCTGGCTCGACTACCGCTCCAAACAATCCTGCGCCCACTGCGGCTTTTCTCACCCCGCGGTCATCGATTTTCACCATGTGATCCGCCATAACAAACGCTCGGTGAATGAGCTTATCGTCAAACAACAGAACATCAAGGAGGCCATCAAGGAGGCGGAGGAGAAGTGCATCCCCCTGTGCGCCAACTGCCACCGCATCTTGCACTTCGAGGAAAGGCGGGGTATAAAGGCCGCGAGAAAGAAGAAATGACGAAGGAGATACTTATGTCTGGACTGGGTCTACTCTTGTTTTTATCCGTCTTTGTGGGTATAACTTGGTTCCTGCGCAATAAACGCAGGCCCATCGACCCGCATCTCCCTAAGCCAAACTGGAGATGCTCGAGGGGCGGAAGAGACTACTTTTAATCGTTAGAAAGCCTAGAAAGGAGATTGAAATGGAAAGTGATATAAAGTTTTTTGCTGCTGTCTGCGGCGTGCTTGGCTCTATTCTTCTCAGTGTTTTTGCGTACTGCGCGTACGACTTGCATCTGAGAACAGAGTACATCAACAGCGCCTCCGACCCGATCGCCGCGGCCTGTGCCTACGACTCAGGCGAAGCGGCTTTGCCGCCCTCTTGTGTCGCCTATCTTTATCAACAGAAGGAAGTGCCCAATGAAATCCGGTAAGAAACTGAAGAAGTCCGATGCCGCCCAGCGCGCCATCAACTGGTTCCACGACAGCCCCGGCGCCAAGGTCGCCTCCGTCGCCAAGCGTTTCGGGATCTCCATCCCCTACGCCTACAAGCTTCGCGAGAAGGCCGCAGGGAAGTCCGAGGCCGACGCGCGCGAGTGGAACGCCGCCCTCCTCAGCAACGAGGAGACCACAGCACTCTTCGATGACCTCAAGACAACGGACAAAGACCCCATCGACGATATCCTCGACTCACGGGCCACGGACTACGGCACCTTCGCCGATAACTCCCGCCTCGCCCAAGCCCTCAAACGCGCCATGGCCGACCACGCCTCAGACCACGGCCGCACCTTCGCCGACGACCAATGGGAAGCCCTCGAGATGATCGCCAGCAAGATGTCCCGTATCGTCAACGGCAACCCCGACAAGGTCGACAACTGGGACGATATCGCCGGCTACGCCAAGCTCATCTCCGACCGGCTGCGGGGGACCCCACGATGAACCGCAAAGACACCCTCCTCGCCCTCCACGAGGCCAACATGGCCCTCCAAGGGCTCACCCTCGAGCTCACAGGAGGCTATAACCACGAGCCACGGACCAAGGCCCTGCGTCCTCTAGTCGAAGACGCGCTGGCCGCGGAAGAGAAGGTCCGGGCGATCTTGAATCGGGAAGGCTATTACGAAGGGGGGGACGCACCATGCTCGGCATCGGCGTAATGCTCCACCAGCTCACCGACAACGAGGAGAGGGTGAACGCCTACAAGCAATCGCTTGGCAAGGCCATCACCAAGCTCTGGCTGGGTGAGGACAATGCCCTGCACCTGCGGTTTACGGACGGGACAGGAGTTCGCTTTTCCGACTATGGCCAATCCTGTTGCGAGGAACGCTACATGCGTACCGATGATGATCTCACCCACTTCATCGGCGCGACGTTCACCGGCGCAGAGCTCAAGCCCGTCTCGGGGCTGGGTGAGGAGTGGGGCGGGGTGCACGAAATACGTTCCTCGAGATCCACACGGATCGAGGATCGTTCACCATGGCCAACCACAACGTGCACAACGGCTACTACGGTGGCTTTGCCGTCGAGGTCCACCCCGAAACCGATGAGGAGGAAGTATGTTAGTCCCCGCGATCCACACGACCGACGACCCGCCCATCCCGATCCACGACCTCCAGCTCCGAGAGTACGTCTTCGAGCTGCGCCGACGCATCGAAGTCCAAAACGTCCTCCTCGAGTCCCTCGCAGAGGAAGTCAAAGGGCTCAAACAGGAACGCGACGGGCTGTCCTCGCACATCGAACGCCTCCTGCTCGATTTGCATTGGCTCGACGCCAAGCGCAACATCAGGGAATGAACCACATGGACGACCTAAGCCTCGAGGAACCGGACCGCGCCCCACTCGTGCAGATGATCACCCTCACGATCAACGGCACACGCTACGGGCTCGTCGGGCCCGTGGTCGTCGTCCCCGGGCTCACCACAGGC